CACATAAATTAACGACTCGGTCTCGTTAATCCATCCATCTACTTAGCAAGCCGGACAGACAGTGGTATTCGGGAACGCACTAACCTCGCGAAATATCCAGGGTCTTCAGTTGCTCTTGCACGTTCAAGACCAGTCAAGAAGTTGTAGTCATCTTCAAACTTCAACTCAACATAATCTTGATGCCAGAGTTTCCAACCCATTCGAAGGTAGGCTTTCCAACCTGACAAATATGATGCTGCATAATTTGCCAAGATTCCTCGAGCTATTAGCCACCGCGTATACCTGTCCTGACTCATTACATAGAGATCTGTTCTAGGCCTTTCTGGGCAGATTGCTTTCTTCAATATTTCATCTACGCTAATATCTGGAAAACCGCTTTCCCAATTAGCTCCAAGGAAGTGGATTTCATTGCGACGAGATTTTTCAGAATTAAGGATCATTCCGTACCTCTCAAACTCTTTCTTTAATACATCGAGAGGTATATCCTCATCACAAGAAAAGATTGAATCATCACCCAACACCAAGATTCGTTGCGTTGCTATGCAACTACCAAGTCGATAGAACACTGACTTGAGCACAACAAAGTTAACAACTGAACCTATCATTTGAGTGAAGAAGGAGCCACTTGGAATCCCTCTCCTCTTTCCCACATATAGATGGCCATCAGGCATGACAATAGGAGTATTGATAAAGTAATCAACTATCCTATGCCAACCAAACTTCATTCTATCCTCTTTAGTAAACCAAGAAGATAAAACATTGAAGGCCTTCACTATGAAGTACTCGAGTATTGTTGAATCAAACTTTGAGAAATCGAGGGCGTAGATATTCTTCCTCTTACAAATCTTGTACTTAAGCATTGATCCAACAAGGATCTTTGGAAGTCCGAACGCCATAGGTGTTTGAGCACCAAGATAATAATCAATCAAGGGCCTAGCGAACCTAGCTTCCAAGAGTGTTACGTCTAAAGGATAGCCCCACACTAAACGAGTCTTTCCTCCAGCCGTTGTCCTTGTAAACGCAGTACATGGATTAGGTGCTTTAGTACGTGAAAGAATATCATACGAGCGGCGTAGAGCATTTGGAAAGTTTGCTGCCTTATCTCCTACGTATCCAAGCCCTGCCGATTTCGAACCCTTAATCGCTGAAATTAAGTTACCATCAGAAATCAAAGGTAAATGACTATTTTGGCGGGGTTTTCCGAATGCTGCAAAGGCATCACTCCACGCTTTCTTCAGTGCTTCATCCTCTTCAACAACGATGTTCTTACTCTCATAACGAGCAAGAGCTTTGAACATCTCTTCA